CGTTGCAATTCGAGAGAAAGGCGGAAAGATAAGAACCGCGAGCCTCCATCCGGCTTATGAAACCCACATCGCACGAAACATCATGCAGCGGCACCTACCAGTCCTCCGCGCACTCGGCGTTTGCCAAGTGATCAGAGGACAGCGGGTGACGCTGAAGATGATCGACGACGGACAGACGTTCTCTGCAGACCTCTCCATAGCGACCGACCGATTCGGTCACGACATCTCCCAGAAAATCTGGGAGGAATGGTGTGACTTCCTCGGCGAGCCGGAATGGGTGAGATCCGCAGGGCTACGTCTGCTGGGTGAGAAGCTCCTGGAAGATGGCCAATACACCACGTGTGGAATACACATGGGGTTGGGTATCTCCTGGATTGTGCTAAACCTTCTCAACCTCCACTGCGCACGTCTCGCGGGTATTAAAACCCGGTCGATGTCCGTATGTGGGGATGATCTGGTCGCACATGCCTCTCTCTCTCAAATCTCAGGCTACAAGGCGGCGCTAATAAAGCACGGACTTGAACCCAACGAAGAGAAAGAATTCATAGCCAGCAGGGGAGTATTCTGCGAACAACTACTCCGCCCCGACAGCGAAGGTACGCAGGGAGACACAACGGAACACCTCTCAGTCGCAGATGGCGCGCAGCCCCCGAGGACACCTTCCTCGGGCAGTAAGCGCCCAGCCCGACCCTACAAGAGGGGAACCATCGTGTCGCAGCCCGTACCCAAGCTGTCAGAGCTTGGAGCCTCAAAGTACTTGGGCGGCTTCACCCGCGGCCGAGCGCGTGCACAGGACAGCATCCCCGACGGAGTAACCAAAGCTACCCGTTGGCTTGCTGCCAAAATGCGTGCACGCCTCGCCGCTCGCCGACCAGCCGGTCCCCTCAACATGGGGGGGAACGGCCTTTCCCAAATTCCCACTGCAAGTCAGGCATTCCGAGCCCTGACACATGGAAAGATTGCGAAGAACCCCAAGATGTCGAAGCTAAGCTTTGAGCTCCGCCAGACACTTGTCGTCAAAAGGACGCCAACAGCGACGACCTTTGACCGGGTACGCAACCTCCACTACCAGTTGGAGTACTACAAGGGCACCAATCTAGGGGAAGAGATAAACGACAGAGAACTCCGTCGAGCATCACGCCCCTTCAACTTCAAACGCAAGCGATCAAAGCAGGAATGGGAAGACGCGATTCGCGGTAGCAACATGTCATGCAGTCAGAAGAGACTACTGAGACAGAAGCTCCGTTCCGGATGCAACCCGACCAGTCGTAGGTTTCGTAAAACGCTAACTACGCTGCTCGGGAATGCGCCCACAGAATACGTGGAGTCCTATGATGAAAGCTTAAACTTGACACAGCGCCAGTCTGTACTAACATCTCCCATGGAGA